TGATGAAGTCCCACATACGATCTTCATCTTCAAATTTTGTCAGGATTGCATCCCAATCCTTGTGTATCAAATACTCCGGCATCATAGCGGTCAAACCTTCAGAGGTTTCTCCTACCATATCTGCAAAAGTTAATTTCATCGCTTGAGTGATTGTAGCGGATGTTCCTCCCTGATCTACCGCCCAAGCTTTCAGCATTTTATTCAGCGAACCTGAAAACCCAAGCTCCTCTAATCCTGCTCTCATCGCATCGTTGACACTTTTAGCCGTAGAAGTCCCTGCTACATCAAGCCAGTATTCCTTCCACAATTCGTTGATGTTCCGCTTTGATCCGATTGCCATTATTCAGCCTTCTTTTTCTTTGGCTTTGGCTTAATCTTCTTTCCATTAGCATCGCACTCAATAAATCTCTCTTCAAAAGATTTAATGTCGTGGAGTCTGAAGTCGTACTTGATAATTATATCAGTGTTGCCAATACTGAACTTGTCTTTCGATTTAATAAAATATCTATCTGCCATTTCTATTTCCTTTACAATTAGTAGTTCAGGGGAGGATTGCTCCCCCCCTTAAACTATTCTTCTATGATACGTCTGTGATCATATAAACGCCGAATGAATCTTGGACTTCAATTACACCACATTTCAGAGATACAACGTATTCTGTGTGCTGATATGAAGCATCGCGCTGTGTCTCAACATTAATAAGACCAGCAGATGAAATACCAAGACCAAGAGCATTTTTAGAGAACATACCTGCAGGGCAGTCATTACCACCATCCTCAGTAATTTCCTGAGAAAAGTAGATGTCCACTCCACCGAGTTTTCCGACATAACCATTAGATAGCATCGAAGCAGAAACAGGGTTGTCTGCAAGAGTACCGGATGATGATTGAACGATTAATCCCTGGATACCTTTAGCACCCCAGATTTGCTTGCTGTTGCCAACATAGCTGAAGGGCATTGGCGCACCGGCAGCGTGAAGCTGTCGGGCGGCATCAAAAAATTGGTCAAGAGTTAAGGCACTACCAGCAGATCCAGAAGTCTGACTAAAGCCAGAAAAGAGATCAGTTAATAGATCATCAACTTTCAAAGCGGCTGCGTGTCCTAAATTATCTGACACATTACCGGTCAGATCATAAGGTGCGCCTAAGATAGCTAAATCAGTCAAGTCAGAACGTACAACGTAATTAGCGATGATACATTCATGCGCTCCAGTTGCCACTGCGATTGAAGATCTTTCACTACCTTCACTGAGGGATGTTACATCCGAAGATGCTTTAGCTGTCATGTCCACGAATGTTACCGATGCAGCACCTGGAGGTGCTATTGCGGAATTCACAAGTGGGGCCATGACATTAGATTTAGTAAATGCCATTATTACGTCTGGCAGAATCTGGTCAGATGCTGATACTGAGTAATTGGCAAATGATGATTTTTGTGTTACGGCCATTTCTTATTTTCCTTATTCATAAGATTTTTTTAATGTTCCGGGACCAAAGCCTGAGAAAGATCTAATCGATTTAGACGTTTTGCCTCTTTGTATGCGTTCAATATTTTCCTGAGTGGCATCCACAAAGTCAACAGCAGTTATATGTTTGCCGTCGCGAGTTGTCACTGGCTGTCCATCTGAACCTATGTCCATTTTAAGACGATCTTCAGGGTCGTGATCGACCCCTAAAACGATGTCTTTTTTTCCGTCAACTATCGCCACTGGGATTAAATATGTTTCCGAACTTGCTTTTTAAGCCAGTTCCTTGTTTTGCTTTCGCATATCCGACTGGATCATTTGTTACCCATTCAAGAGCAGAAGAATAACCTCCTGTTGCTGAACTTTTCGCAACGCTTTCATCGGTCCGAACATTTTGTAAATTGTATCGCTTTGAAAACTTGAGAAGTTTGTCTGTAGACATTTCCTCTGCAAATTCGCGATCTTCATCAGGTATCGATTCTAAAGCATCAGCCCGGAGTGATTTTTCAAGTGCCTCACCAATATCGGCTTTCGCCTTTAATTCAGCATTCTCCTTCTCGCGCTTTTCAGCAAGAGTTTTGTAGTCCTCTTTCTCTGCGAGTTGATTATCTTCAATCGCTTTGAGCTGATTCTGCAAATCTTGAACTAAAGATTCAGATTCCTGCGCCCTGGTTCTGTATTTCTTGCTTTCCGCAATAAGATCTCCGGTATTGGGCGATTCCTTACCTTTATCTTCTTGTTGCTGTTCTGCAACCGGTGCTTGAGCTTCTTGCTCGACCGTTTTTTGGTCCTGTTCCATGAGTTACCTCACATTTTTATAATGTTAACCACATATCCTTTTTTGGTGAATACATCTCTAAAGTTTTCTGCAATTCTTCCTGCGATTGCGGTAGTCACTTTACTCTTCACCTTCGGCGGAAGTGGATTTTCTTTGTCCGAAACAATTCTTTTTTTGCGTAAGTTGGTATTCTTTCCATAGTGGCCGGTTTGGTTACCGACCAGTTTTGTTGCCTGTTGGGCATCTGTGATACCGTATATATATCCTTTGTTGGAAGACTTAATAAACTTGAAAGAATCCATCATTGCACCTGTTAAAGTCAGGTTTGGCGGATCTATTTTTCTGGATCGCTGTGTTTCACCCTGCTTTACTGCCTTACCCTGTGCTTTTCTTCGCTTATAATCAGGTGTATACTGTACAAATGGTTTTCCTGTCCTGGCATTGATACCGTCCATCTGTATATTAGTCTTATGCCAAATAACACTTTTCTTCCCTAAACCCTCAAAGAATTCTCTATCAAACTTGATTAATTTTGTAAAATCAGGTATCTTCATTTGCCTTCATAATATTGCTGAAGGGTGACAGGTTCTCTCCAACGCTTACTTTCCCTTCTTTGAGCTACATCATTGGAAGCTCTTTTGCGGATAGAAGACATTTCCTTACTGTTGGAGGCCTTAATCCATGAATGTCTGCAATTATATCCGCCTCCATCTGTAAATGCGCCTGGATACTGTGCATCTATATCACCCTTGGTTAAATCAGGGCTTGACAGCATTACTCTGCATATTGGGCGTGTTTTACTGTCTAAAGGCCCTTCATACTGATATAAAACACCCGGATCTGCTGTTGCAGCCATAATTCCGACCACAGACCGCTTATAACTGGCAATCCCGGAAGAAATAAAAGTCTCTATGTGACGAGATTGAGTTAAAGGATTACGATTAATCATTGCCTTAATCTGACTGATAGACTGACCGCTTGATAATCCCTGGGCGGTTAATAATCTCACCCTCTCTGCCAGATCAGAAGTGAATTGAGCTACTGATTGTGACTGAATTGAACCTAAAGCAGCTAACTGCCCCTCTGTTACGGTCCCGAATGGAACCAGACTGTCTAAAACAGATCCCAACCTGCCGGAATAAGCACTGACAGCACCATTCATCCCCAGCATCTCAATAAAATAATCCCCTACTGCCATAGCAGCTAAAACTGCTAATATTTCCTCTATGCTCAATCCTTCTTCTTCTAATTCCTCAATATCATTAAGGAATTCATCTATGGACTGATTCAGCCTCTCGCTGTAGTCAGAAAATGCCTCATCAAAAATATCAGGCATTAATTACTCTGTAATCTGGAAAGTAATCTCCCTACTGCCGGCTTATTTGATTCCTCAGCTTGTTTTTTGAATTCGTTCCGTAATTTCATGTCTGCATCCGGATTCATGTAATCAAAATAGTCCATAGGTGTCGCTAATCCATTTTCAAACTTCCATGACCAATGATTAATCTCATCCTGTACCGACATAGGATAATTCGGCTCTAGAAAGTCCACACTGTAATTTTCCGGGAGCTGAACTCCAGCCCTAACTCTGATAATCTCGCGATCTACCAGATAACGATGCTTTTCAAAAGGTCTCCATGTGTCTTCGGTATTGGCTAACCTTTCATCATAGTTTTCGATCTCCTGTACCTGGAGGGAGAAACCTGATGGAGCATTCCCCTTCACATCCGCCCATTTAATACGAATATGATTATTGTTAAGAGTTGCCTCCACCAAAAAACGAGTTGCATCTATAATCTCTGATAAAGAACCGCTGGGAGCAGTGACACCAAAGGTGCTGGCTTCCGGTAAATATAAAATTTTATCCACTCCGACCTGGATTCTGGATGCATCATCTACGCCGGTAATAAACTTAATACCTATAGCTCCAAAGCGTATTGCCAGTGCTAATTCTGTTGTAGCCACTGACACAGATAAATCTGCCCGAATTACATCGGATGCTCCTTCGCTCCACCAGTCACGAATTGGTTTATAACGATGAGTGTATATCACAGGAACTATACCGTATGGATTAATATCTCCATCATTAACGCTCTGCTTTGTTCCATTCTGGTCAATCAGAAAGTGAGTTCCCGGCATTCCCGGTCTGTCCTCGGTCCAAACTGCAAACCAGGGCTTCTCTGTCTTGGATTTTCCCCTGTTTTCAATAGCATACATGATACCAACAGGTTCCTTTTCACCGGCCAAGAACAAAGGTTCGAAAAAGCTTAATAAATCATACTTTATCTTTTGCTCTTTTTCGCTCCATCGGCAGCGCATTGCCATTGTACCTAAAAGAAATGTTAATTGCTCTAATTGCCTTCTGGATGAGTTTAAATCTTCTATATCAATATGATCTAAATACCTGCTGTCTGCACTTACCTTCGGTGGCCTCTTATATGTCATAGACCTGACTTTGCATATTCGTCTTGTCAGGTTCTGACTGAAAATTGGAACCTGATTTAATGTCTCCGTCCCGAAAAAATTCTTTACATAGTCATCTATATTCATGCCTTCATAATAATCAAGCATATATTCCCTTTCACGAGTGCGCTTACTCTCAATAGTATTGAGTGCATCTGAAAGAGAATTGATAATTGTACTTGCTGCTAAATTTGGTATTGTTACCATGGAATTGTTCCTGCCTTCTTCTGTTTAATAGGATATTGGTTGACTATAAAATAACGGAGAGCATCACACATATGATCGTTACGGCCATCCTTTAAAGGTTCTTCTTTAATCCTTTGGTCTTCTTTTCTCTCCGGATAACGGTAGTTCTCATAAGATGAAATACTGCCCTTACACTTGCTGGAAACAAAAAAATGAGGCTCACCGTTAGCATCCTCAAACCAGCTTCTGACATGGCTAACACCATTCACTATGTTCCTTGAAATCTTGTCCTTCTTATATTCAACACGAATCCCCTTTCTTCTGAAAATCTCTATGTCTCCGATACCGCTCTGCGCCTGGACACCGCCACCGGCCGGATCCCCAAAATATCTGACAGTCGGATAATGCTTTCTCTTGATCTTATCTGCAAGATCCTCGGTCTTAATGTTCTCCTCGTGACAGATTTCATCTATCTGGAATATTGTATCTTTACCGCTGGCCTCTGGTTTGGTTTGAAACCATCCGACAGCCGGACACCGGTATCCGAAATCGATTGTGCAGTATAAGGGCAGGTTCGGGTCATAGTCCAATCTGCGAACCACGTTGATTGATCTTGAGAATGGGTAGACTTTTCCTGCGAAGGAGGTGAATTCTGCGTTGTACTCTTGCTGCCACGTTTCATATGTCAAAGTCCTTTTTAATTCCTCCATGTCATCCAGGAAATATGGAGATTCACTTGATGGATGCTGCCATGACTCCCATTCCGGGAATTCATCAGATTGTCCACGCTCCCATAAATCATATAGAAAATTGTAACCCCTGGGGGTTGTTGTCATTAAACACCAACCGTTGCGGTCCGATAGGGTAGGTCGCAGGTACTGCTCCCAGACAATCTTTTTTATGGCTGCGGCTTCATCAATAATTAAATAATCTAAACCTTCACCTAATAGACTTTCTGGAGCATCTGCGGACTTAACCCATAGCTCGGAATTGAGGCCTGCTAACTTCATGTAGTAGATTTGTCCGGATATCTCCTTCTTGCTCTCTACAGGCAGTTTTAATCTGACAAGCAGATCCTCTTTGATAATACGCGCTATCTTATCCGCTAAATCATACGTCGGAGCAACAATCCACCCTCTTGTCCCTGGGGACAATATCCATGGCTCCGCTTCTCTGGCTGCACTATAAGATTTTCCGGATCTACGTCCTTGGACGTTAATTCGGAAGCGTTTTATCGACTGATGTACTGCTAATTGATTTGGGATTGGCTTGTATTTTATTAGATTCCAAAACTTTTCCCTGTTCAGTATCTTTTTTTCCAATAACATTGTCCTCGTATCCGCATTCCTTCAGCACTGCTTCCAGATTGCCAATATGATCTACTTGTGCCTTGTCCGTTTGATTTAAATAATTCTTACCTAAAAATATTAATAAACTGGTGTTGCCCAGTTCTGCGTGTTTCCACTGGAGCTGTCTTAATCGGAGCTTCATTTTCTCCTGACCCTTCTCCATTACTTCCTTGTATTCCTTGCGGACAGTGGACTCATCACATTGGAAAAATTTGGCTATCTCAAAATGAGTACAGCCGAAACTTGCCAGCATTTCAACCTTGTCGATATCTAGCTTTTTATACGATTTCTTTTTCTTTGGCATATTACCTACTTGTTTTCACTAATACCGGAGTGGATGACTCTCTGACACTTAACCAGAGATCTACGCCAGTATGTCTTAGCTGAGGATACACTCATACCCAGGGCATCTGCTATCTCTGGAAATGTGTGCTGCTTGATTCGAAGTGCAAAAACTTCTTTTTGTCTAACTGAGAATGAATCGTACATCACATGGGCTGAAAGCTGGAGCCAGCGATATTTCTTTTCGATCATACCGGATTGGAAGATGGCCATCATCTTGGAATACTCATTTCCTTGATCGATTGCATCCTCCAACATTTTGGTATTCTCATCTGTTAAATTTGGCCAATCCATGTGTAAAGAAATGTACACTTTCCTACTGTTTACATAAAACCAGAAAAAAATTTTAAGACACACTCCCCCCCACGCCCTGGCGCCGTCCTTGGTGTATCGGGTGCGGATTTGAATTCCGGATCCCTACCGACTGAAACCGGTGAAATAGTGGCAATTAGTGACAGATTTACGGCCGGCTGCATGGTTTCCTGGTTTCCGTTAACGCTTTTCAAGTGATTGAACACCGGCAGATTTTAT